CTTCTGTTAGATTCTGCATATTGTATTTTAAATTATAATCACCTGTTGCTTCATCAATAATAGGTGTTTTTTTCATCTTGTTGATGATTCTTTGCATATAATTGTCAACTTCTGCTGGTGGGATGTTTCCGATATCAATCTTGAATACTCGTTTTGAAGGTGCTCTCATAATTCTGTGAATTAACATAGCGTCTTCCATTAAAGTTAATTGTTTCCAAATCTTTCTCGTAGATTCAACCATAGATTTACCATAAGGTAAGAAATTACTATCGTTTGCTAATCTGAAGTGTGCTATTTGGAAGTTTTCAAATTCAATCTTCCCTTTATTTGACTTTTGACCAAAATACGGGTGTGCTCCCTCAATTGATTCCATATAGAACTTTGTATAATAAGGATTCTCTGGGTCTTCTCCCTCTGCACGAACTAATTCATATGGTGATAACGGAACAACATTTGTAACTCCGTATTTATCACTAATGTCTAAGTATAAAAAGAAATCTCCATATTTTACCATATTACGAACCCAAGGCCATAGATTGAACTCAATATTCATAATGTCATAAAATAAATTGTTTAAAATATCTTTAATGTTGTCATTATCGGTTTTAATATCAATAACTTTTCCATATTCAGATTTCATTGTTGATTCATCGGAATATATATCCAATGCACTTGATATGATTGGGTCAGAATCCATTGCTTCATAATCTTTAAATAATGCTAATCTTGCTGCCATCACTTGATGGACGGTTGAATATCCCGTTCCAACTAAATTTAAATTAGTATGTAATTTAGAATATCTATCTACAAGATGTGATTTAACTTGCTTTTGAACTTGGTCCGTATCGGCAATTTTTAATTTCTTACCACCTACGTTTCTTACAATTACATTCGTACTAAATAATCGCTGTAATCTTCCAAATAATGTTTTGTCTGCCATTTTTTCCTCACTTTATAAGAGCCATTCTAATGACTCTTTCTCTTTATTTTGTCCTGTTTCCCATTCCCAACTATCATTTCTGTTTGGCTCGTTGGAATTGTATAAACCATCATTGTCCATCATTCTGGTCAATGTCTTTTTTGTTAACTCAATACCTTCGGTTTTTAGTCGTAACGCTGTATCACGAACCCAAAGTCCAATAGCAAAAGACATAACGAGGTCATCATTGTATCCTCGCATTGCTTCTGCTCTATTATTTATATAGACGAAAGTCTGTAATTCATCAATCAAACGATTACTATGAACCACTACACTTTCTTCTCTAAAAAATTCTTCTAACTTACTAATAATTAGTGGTCTACTCTTGGAAGTCGTTGAAAATCCAGGAACCATTTTTCTTTCTTGGCTGTTGATTTTATTGTTCATTTGGTGTTGAACATCAACATATTGTAAGTCTTTACTTGTATAAAATAAATTAGGATAATCCCTATCTATAATTTGTTGGATTGTTGCCCAACCAATATTATTGTTCTCTACTATAAGTATCGCATCATTATATTCCGTTGCTATACTTACCAACATATTTCCAAAATCTTTGGTACTTAACCTACCTTTGTATTCTGCGACCTGTTCTAAGGTTTCAATATCAATTACGTGGAAAGCAGAATAGTCTGCACTATCTCCACGACCGACATCTGCACATACAATATAATTCTTTGAGTAATTTGCAGGTTCCCAAACCCAACAATTACTATCAATTCCTCTCCTTTCTATTGGGTCTTTAACACTTCGTTCTCGCAATCGTTCTAATAAGACTGCGTCAATCACACCAGTACCTGATGTTAAGAAGTCACAATCACATTCTTGTGCCGCACTACCTGGTCCAAGTAAAACATCTTGTTCATCTCTCCACTCTTGTTCTCTATCTGGATGAACGGTCCAATGCAATTTGATTGGATTAAACATACCACGACCTTCTTCTGCCTCTACCCAATGTTTATGAAACCAATTACCAACACCATTTGGTGTTGAAAGTGCTATACATTGTCCACCAGTAGTTAAGGTAGATTGTGCTGCTGTCCAAATGTCATCTATCTTATCGATAAATGCTGCCTCGTCCAATATCAATAATGATAGAGCTTCGGAACGAGCGGCTTCAGGTCCTGATGATACTGCCTTGATTTGAGAACCATTACGATATCTCAAATTCAATTTGTTATCTTCCACACACCTTTGCTTTAACCAACTCGGTAGATTTGAATGCATCACACGAACCTTTGTTACTAAATTCTTTGCTACTTCTTGTTTTGTTGCAATTACCAAGATATTTTTGTCTTGTTGGAAAGTCATCATCCACAAACTATATCCAGCTGTTAATGTTGATATTCCTAACTGACGAGCTTTCAGAATGATATTAAATCGTTCTTTTGAAAACTCAGTAACAATTTTATCTTGGAATTCATACAAATCAAATGGTATCTTACCCCGTATCGGGTGTTGTATCATACAATATTTTCTCATAAAATATGCAGGATTTTTTGCACATTTTATGTATTCTTGTTTGATTACATCTTTTATTGGTTCTGCCATTACTTTACTATTTGACCTGCGAGTTTAACTGAACCTGCTGTTGCTACTACTCCGAATGTAAAGTATATCCACTTGTTTTCATACCATTTAGGTCTAACAAGTTTTACTTTTTGTTCAAGAAGTTTGTTGGTGTCTTTAAGTAAACTAATTTGAAATGTTTTATTTGCTATTAACATAGAATCTATTGCTGCTGTTGCTTCCAATCTCTTTACCATTGCTTCATAATCAAAAACTAACGATACATTTAAGCTATCTTTTAGTTCCAATTCTTGAATTGCATTAGTAAATCCCAATACCTGTTCTTCCGTGAAAGAATAAGTCTTAGGTTCTTGGACATCTTGTGCGAACAAAAGTCCTACAAATAGTATGTATATAATATGTCTCATATATATAAATATATACTATTTAGAAAACTTCTTCAAATATTTTACTGCGTCATCAGCATTATCTTCTTTTACTGCTTCTGATGCTTTTTCTAGTTGTTTTTTAGTAGTAGTTACTTTTCTTTTTAATTTAGCTACTTCTTTTTTGTTAACTCGTTTCTTTGATTCAAGAACTTTTACTTCTTTTTCAAGTTCCTTAACCTCAGTATCTTTTACTTTGATTGCTTTGTCAAGTTCTTTAACTTCTTTCTTCTTGTTGCCACCAAAGAAAATGTTAAGTATCATTTGTATGAACTTCATCATTTTACTCCCGTTAGTTGTTTTTCTGCTTCTTCTACTTTGTCTTTATTACTTCTAATAAAATCTCTTGCTTCTTGGATAGTCTTATCAAATTCCTTTTCACCCATTTCCCACTTGTCTTCTTCTAACATTGGTGTATTCACACCTACATTATTATACCAACTTTTCTTACCACCTGTTTTTTCAAAGTCATCAATACTTTGTTCCAAGTCTTTTAGTTGTGCTTTTTGGTTTTCAAGAACTTTTGCTCTTGCATATGTTTCATATTTACCATCAATTCTTAGTTTGTTTTCAAAGTCTACTTGACAATCAAAACAATGTCCTTCAATTCTCCAAAATTTATCATCAAGTTTTTTCTTCATTGCTTTTTTACAATTCGGACAAAACCAAGGCATTCTAACTTCTGCCATAATATCAGTCAAATCTGATTGTCTTGTTTTACCACCCAAGTTTTTTTCTGCTTCAGGTGTATATCCAACCATTGACCTTTGTTCTACATCTTGACCTTTTAGAATAGCACTTAGTGCTTTATTCTCTCTTTCTGCGTCTTTTGACTTACCTGCCATTATAACTCCTTAAAATCTTAAACTACCGAGTATTTGATTAATTGGTGCAAATGCTCCTGTGAACTTATATATCTTTCCTTTATACTTGAAAACGATACCTTCACTCGGGACAACTGAATTTAATCCACCGATAGCTTCTAATTTTTCTATTTGTATTTTTAACTTATTTAACTTTTCTACATTACCAGGTTTTCTTAAATCGTTCATCGCACTGATAACATCTTGTCTAATTTTTTGTGTTGCTTTGTCGGGTGATACTGCTAAAAACCCTTGTATATTTTTTAATATTTCTGCTCCAACTTGAAAAAATAATATTTCAAATGGTTTTACATTTTCTTTCCAGATACTCATATGATTTTTTTTGTCCGTATCTAATACCCAATTTAAAAAGTCTTGACTTTGTGAAAAATCTTTCTTAATTTGTGGTATCTTATAAGACTTATCAAAGTATGCCCAACGATTAACCAACTTAACGAATTGGTCTGGTTTAATATTCACTTTAAATTGTTTACCTGCTTTGAATACATATTCTTTCCAAAATGATTCGTGATACATACCTAATCTATCACTATCTTTTAATCCATATCGAGATTGTAATTTATTTAATTTACCTATAAACTGACTCTTTAATTTACCGAAGTTTTGTGACTTTGGAACGCTTAAAAAGTTAGGTCTTGAAATTTTAAATGTTTTCTGTATATTTTGATTTACTTGTTTAATCATACCTTGTAAAATTCTTGCACTATCTTTTGCTTGTCCTATTGATTTCCCACTTTCATCATATTCTAATGCTCCGTGGAATACAATCTCTGCAACATCATAGTCTATTATATTACTTGTTTGTGGATATATAACCTCTAAATTCATCCATTTGGTTCCATTACCAAATACCTTTTCTTTTTGTGCGTCGGATAAAGAACCTATTGCTTTTTCTAAATCTACCATAGCTCCGTAAAATGCTTTCTTGATTTGTCCTCGTCCAGCGAATTTACTTGCCATTCCTTTGGCGTCTAATGCACTTGCACCACGATTTTTAATGTGTCCATTGTTTCGTGCTGCCTTTAACTTTCCATCAACCCAACTTATCATTAGGTTTTGTCCATCGAGTTTTTCAGAAACATTATCTTCTCGATTTAGCTTTCCATTTAACCCTATAATAACTATGTTCTTCAAGTCTGAAAACATCAAATTATTATCATCAAATGGATGATTCATATGTCCGTATGCTCCACCTTCTATTAATAAGTTAACTTCTTGTGCAAATT